ATAAGTTGAATTGGTTTCTTGTTTCTTTTGTTTGATCAACCCAAATTTATCTTCCATGTTTTCATAATCGTTATAAAGATCGTTTGGAGTTGCTTTAATGTTCATTTTGAGGGTTTTGAATTTTGTTTTTTTATCTTTGATATCATATTTGAAGTGAGTTAGAAAACCTCCGTAGACCATTACTCGTCCACACTCGCACTCTCTCACGTCTTCTCTTGCTCTTGAATAAACAGTTGTATTACACTCTTCACACTTGATGGCTTTTACGAACACTTCTTCCCCTTTTAATTATCAAAAATATGCGGGGCACCTATAAACCCGTGCCCCCCTGCGGTTATCTAAACAAGGATTAACTACCTAGTAGATCAGCAAACGCTTGGTCCACATCAGAAACTGCACCAGTAGAGGTAGTGGATACTGGTTGGTTGGTGACTGCCTCGTCAACTGTGTTGAGGAAGCGGTCAAGAATATCCGCTACTTGCGTAGAGGAACGACGAGCGTCAGCGAAGACCTCATCAAAGTCAGGCACAGACTCCATTAGAGTGCGTGCTTGTGTCTCGTCCTCGTGAAGAAGAGAAGACTTACGACGTGGAGTAATCTTAGTCTCTGGATAAGATGCTCCTGCTGGTTTTGAGTAAGTGATAACCAAATCAGTTCCCTCGTTAGGGTCTGTGATATCACCATATTCTGGGTTTAGAACAAGACCAAGTAGAGTTTCGTAAGCACGCTTACCAAATCCCCAAACTTTTACGCCTTCTTCCTCTTGCCCTCGGACAAGAACTGGAGCAAAGAAACGCTGCTTTGCGCCCAATTTACGTGCTACACGTTTGGACTCCTCTGAACCCTCACGCCATAGAGCACGAACGTAGTCATCAAGTGGGCAATCCTCTCCAAAGTTTCGTTTTGGTGATAGGAATCCAGGTTCACCCGCTACGTCATAGTGAAACCAAAAATCTCGGAAGGGGTCGCCATCTGATGGCGCTACCAATCGAATAGTTTGCTCACCCTCTTCCGGTTTCCAGAAGTTGTTCTTACGTGAGTTGTTTCCGTTTCCTTGAAGCGCCTCCATACGAGCACGCATTTTCTCCATATTAATTCCCATAATAATTTTCTCCTTAGTTAAAGTCAGTGTGTTGATCTATCACGCTGCTAGTTGTTGTATCAAAGTGCTGCTTTTTTCGCAGTAAGATATAATCTCTTTATAATCGGTTGAATGGACCGAATAAGTTATTTTCATTTTTTCGTGTTCTGTGTTTTGTTTTAAGTTTCCACGAATAACCTCCATCAAGTTAGGATCTTCTTCTAGTTGTTTTTTCGGAACTCCATAATAATAACTTTTTTCCCTTGGAATGTCAAGGTCAAAAAACATTTTTTCTTCATTATTTTCTGAATCAAGCAAACCAAAGGTGGATACACGAGCAGTGTCGATACGCTTAGTTTGTGTAGTCATTACTGGTTGTGTATTTTGAAAGACATTCAACATGTGATAAGTTGTTGCCACCAAGTTATTCATTGAGTTCCAGAACTTCATTATTGGAACTGGACCCATTATACCAGATAATTTAGAATTGTCAACTAAAAAAACACAGTCAAGCAAACCTGACCGGGCATATTCTTGGAAGACGTTGAAAAGAAGGCGGTTTTGTAGAAGTTTTTGACCTACAAGGTCGTCTTCTTGTGGAAGGATATACATTACTCGTATTTTGGTTTTCGTGTGTATTTTCTGTAATATTTTAAGGGAAGCACCAGAAACAGCACCACAACTTGTGATAAATAAAGTTTCGGACATCACCCCCTCTAAAAAGTTGTTTATACCTTTCGGTAGTGTGGTTGATTCATAAAGTTCTGGACTGTCCTGATGCTTAAGACCAAAAGTAGTCTTGGTCTTTTTTAGATCTACATCTATTTTTTTTATTTGATATTGTGGGTAGGCAGAGAGTGCGTCTGCAATGCTGCAACCTGCCTTACCCAAACCTATGACGGTTTGCATTCAATCCTCATTTAATGTTTAATGGTTTCATTTGATCCCAGTTTTTACCGCCCTCGTGGTTTACTTTAAACTTGCCAAATCTTGTATTACTAAATAGTTTTGAAATCTTATTTATGTCTTGTTGATCTTCTTCTGAAAGGTCGATAACTAGACTGTCATGGTTGCAAAACTTGATAAAAGACTTCTTGCCCTCAAGAAATTCCCAAACTTTATACATTTGCTCAAAAACAAGGTCAGCAGCAGTAGATTGGATGATATAGTTTAGGGCATGGTCTTCGTCAGCATCAATCTCACGACCGAATTGTGTGTAAACCTTGCCTAAAACTTTATCATAATACATATCTTTTAGAATTTTACGGTCGTAAATCTTATCTACCTTATCATCGGTGCTATTTGGGTTGTATAACCAAGAAAAAATCCTTTTCTTTGCATTTTCTCTGCTTTTTGTCCTAGTGAAGACATTTTCCATATTCCAATCGTGTAAATCTTCCTTTGGTTGGTCATGACCGAGCAGAGCAAGGGCAACCCGTAGTTCACAAGCATTGAAGTCTAACTCAAATAACCAATCATTAGTTGGAGTAAGGACTTGACGATACTTTTTTGGAAGCGTCATCACTGGAAATGAGTTAGGCTTTGTTGCTAAACGACCTGTGACTGTCTTAAACATATCATATTCGATGTAAGGTCGGCATTGACTGATAGTTTTGAACATATTACGGTCTTGGACTGTAAGTCGCTCTATCTGTGTAGGGTCAATGTTGACCTTTTGGAGACGAATGTCTGCGATTACCTTATTTATCTTTAACAACTGGTCATAGTTTTGGGGTTTAGGATAGTTGTTAAAGATGTCTTCACAGATTTTATTTTTTATTTCTGCGAAGTTTTGCAGATAGTGCCTCGGGATAAGATCATAGACACAGTGCTCGTCAAGGTTTAAACCTACTTCGTTTGCTGCTTTGAGTGCTGCTTTGATTCTTCCTTGGACAGAGGACCACTCCCCTTTAAGACTTCCAGGGCAAAGGTTTTCCAGGGATTGACCCCCGGTGTAAAGATTAGCATACTCGACCTCCTTGTGTCGTAGGTAAGTAGCATAGGACCAAGTTTGGGTGCAGTTGTCACCAATTTGTTCGCTAAATGACCCTTTTCTGTAGATTAGGGAGCATTTGTTTTTTTCATCGAATGTTTGGAAAAGCATTATATCACTAAAAGTTACTTCTGTATTGATTATATTTTTTATCTTTTTCTTTTGCAAGAAAATTCGCCATCTGGATCAGAGCATAATATGTGCTTTTATTTGATGCCGTTTCGCGAAGTCTATACAATATATCATTGAAGTTTTTAGGTGTCAAGGAAACTTTTTCTTCTATAAGTTTTAATTTAAAATATTTCTCTATAAAAAAGTAATCTGGGTAATAACTTATAAATTCTTCATATGTTACTTTGTTAATATCTTTAAACTCTGTTTTTCTATCAATTAAAATTCTTGATGTTTTATAGTTTGTTTCCACTACTGATGATCCAGGGCAACTATCTACAATTATTTTTTCCATTCTAGGTCTAGAAGAAATAACAGAATAATAAGAAGCAAACATATATTTTTTAAATGATTCATAACTAATATATTCTGCTTGTAAATAATTCTTTCGAAAGTTATCTGCAGCATCTATCACATTAACCTGAGCCATATATCTTTTCATGTTTACAGAATTCATATTTGCTACAATTGACCACGGAATGTGTTTGTTAACATAAAAACCAAAATTGGCAGCAAGTCTAATATAATCAATAAAAAAATCACTAGATAAATATTTTACCCATTTTTGATCATCAGCATCGTATTTGTCTAAAGCAAACTCTATTATTAACCCACTTGCTCTATTGCTCATTATTGGAGACAATAAATAACCAGATAAGGTGTGAGGAAAATAACTTTTTACTTCGGCAAATGACAAATATTTATCAATATAAAAAACAAAATCTTTAGTGTTGTTTCTACTCTTTTCACTTAAAAAACTATTTTTAAATCGTAAATCTAATTTGTTTTTAAAATAATAGTTATAAAAATAAACCGCATCTTCAAACGCTTTTTTTGGATTATTAATATCAATAACCGTTGCTGCTGATGATTTAAGTTTTCTTCTTGCTTCTAATACTGCATTTCTAAAATCAAAATAAGCATTTGCTACAAAATTCATTGCATATAAATCAGTGCCAATTTGTTTTAA